TTAGAAAGATGAAAGCGGCAAGAGATGTCGTTGCAAAGGACATGCAGTACAACACTTTGAAGTGGTTCAGACCCTTCAAGTACCAATCTGAGTTCTTTAAAACTGGCGCTCACTTCACCCGTAGAGGCATGATTGCTGCCAACCGTGCTGGCAAAACAGTCGCCTCTACCTATGAGACTGCTTACCACCTGACAGGCAGATACCCCAAAGGCTGGGCAGGTAAGGTCTGGGATAAACCCATCATTGCTATGTGTTCTGGTGAATCCTGGGAACAGGTAGCCAAGACACTGCAAAGCAAGCTGCTTGGGTGTGATGACATCAAGCAATCGTACAAATTAGGAACAGGCTCCATTCCGCTTGAATGTATTGACGAGAAGTCATACCGAACAGATGGGGCTAACGTCCTGTCTATTGAAATCTGGCATGTCTCTGGTGGCAAATCCAAGCTCTACTTCTCCAACTACACTCAGCAAGTGCGTCATCTGCAAGGTTTTGAACTCGACCTTGTTGTCTTGGACGAACAACCACCAGACGAGATCTTCTCGGAACTTGTTGTCCGTACTGCACAACGGAACGGGCAGGTACTGTGTTCATTTACCCCACTCAAGGGTATGTCAGGACTTGTTCGCAAGTTCTGGGACAAGATTGACGGCTACACCCATGTCCGAGTGACCTGGGACGACATCCCTTTTGAAAACGAATGGGGTGAGAAGTTTTTTAGCCAAGAAGAGCGTGACCAACTATCCCGAGACTTCATGCCTTGGGAACGAGAATGCCGTATGAAAGGTATTCCGTTGGTCGGTAAGGGTGTGGTGTTCCCGCTTCTTGAATGGCCTACCTACAAGTCCACAGATATTGACCTGAAGAACAATCCCAAGATGGAGCGACTGATCTCATTTGACTTGGGCATCAAGAATGACCCAACGGTGATCAGCTTCTTGTTCCGAGATCCTGTGGAGGAGATTATTTACCTGCACAGGCAGATTAAGGTGGCTCAGGGTGAAACTCCAGATGAATATGTTCATTATCTGATGGACAGAGAATCCAAGAATGTGCCGATTGCCCTGCCCCATGATGCAACCCAAGCAGGTCGGTACACCCTGACAGAACAATCAGTGCGTGAAGTGTTTGAGGACAACTATGGCCTGAACTGTATTGCTGGTGCTATATTGAACCCCGTCAATGACCAAGGCAAGGTAACCAACCATAAGTCATACGGAATCAATATAATGCGGCTAGGCATGGAACGTGGCACATTTAAGGTAAATGAGGCTTGCGTGGATTTTCTTGATGAAGCAAGAAACTATGCCATTGACGAAGCTGGACGATTTAGTGATCCTGACGACCACATTGACTCTGCTCGGATTGGCATTTTGGCGTTGATTCAAGGTCATGGAGAATCTATGGTTAGCCGAGCAAATACGTTCCAATACCGCAGACCCAACGCCATTGATGGCAAGGTGCAAAGGATTTAATCATGCTGGACAAACAGTTTTATGTTTACGTTCACATGAAAGCAACGGATGATTCCGTCTTTTATGTTGGCAAAGGATGCAAGTACCGATACACGACCAAGCAAGGCCGTAACGAATACTGGCATAGAATTGTTGAAAAGCATGGTTTTGTTGCGGAAATTGTTAAAGATGGCTTGTCTTTTGAAGAAGCTAACGCATACGAAATTGAATTGATCAAAGAATTGCGTGATCAAGGTTGCCAGCTTTGCAATTTGACTGATGGCGGTGAAGGCTGTTTGGGTGTTAAAAAAACACCAGAGCAAAAAGCAGCAATTAGCGCAAAAAACAAAGGCAGAAAACGTTCTGACGAAGCCAAAGCAAAGATGCTTGGCAACAAAAACGCTGTTGGCGCAAAGCGTTCCGAAGAAGTCAGAGCAAAAATATCTGCTTCAAAAAAAGGCACAAACAATCTTGTGGGCCGACCTGTATCTGAAGAGACACGCAATAAAATTCGTGAGTCTCGAAAGAAGACAGAAGAAGCAAAGCGAAGCATGAAATTGATAATTGCAACCGTTCAACAAGATAAAGGTGATATTCATGCTTGATCGTCAAAACATAATCGTCGAGTACATCGAAGCACCTGCCAGTAACAAAGGCATTGTTTTCCAGGTTGCTCATGAGGTTTATCTCAAAATGGTGGATTACTTGCGATTGACGCAAGCAAAAAACACCTTCAACCGTCTTTCTGATTACCACTACCTCAATATTGCTGTAAGCAACTCCACAGAACCAATCCGTGGCATTGATTACATCCACCCTGTTGTCACCCCCGGTGTTGATTACGCTACAGCCATCATCACAAAATGCCTGATGCCCAACGGCAAGGTTAATTTTGAGTTTGAGCGTTTCAGTGAGATGGACAGTGAGCAAGCCACCCAGGCTACTGAGATGGTCAAGTACATGATCAACTCGAAGAACGATTCTTACGCCTGTATCCGTGATTGGGCACAAGACTCTTTGCTTCACAAAAACGGTATTGTGATGGTTTCACCAGTGCGTGAACCCATTACCCAATACAAAGAAGTTGAGGGCACAAAAGACCAACTGCGTGTGTTTGAGACTATGGCTACCGAAAAAGGCCTGACAGTCAAACGCCAGAACATGCGTAAGATTGACGTTGACCTTGAAGGTGTCATGCAGGAGATGATGAATCCTGATGACGACCAAGGAACAATGCAAGAAGAGGTCAATGAGGCCATTGCAGCCAATACGGTGTACCGTGCCAAGTACAAGATGACAGGTTTCTCAACATCTGTCCGTATCAAACATGTTGCCCAACACTACTTTGTGTGCAACCCCACAATTCCCGGCATTCAGGACCAAGACTTTGTTGGGTTCTATGACCCAATGACCATCCATGAGTGCAAGGCTCAATTCCCTTATGTTGACATTGAAAAGCTTGCTGAACATGCTGCCTACGGTCCTGCTGGTGCTTATCAAGCAGGTGCATTGGAAAACGATCTTGCTTTGCATGCTCGTGATTCCACTCCTGTTCCAGGTCAAGGCGTAATTGCTTCTGCTGGCGCTGATCGCTACAGCCGAGTCATCATGCTGACTACCGCATGGATTCGCAAAGACGTAGACGGTGACGGTGAAGAAGAAATCGTTGAATGCTGCTTCTCGGGCTCGTATGTGCTGTATGTCAAAGAGGTGGATTTCATCCCCTTGGCAGCAATGTGCCCTAAGCCCATCACTGGCAACTTCTTTGGCTACTCTTTGGCAGAACGTCTTGTGCCAATGCAGGAATACGCTACATCGATTGCTCGTGCTGAGATGGCTTTTGCCATGCAAGCCTCGACACCTCGTATTGGCGTAAACCCAGAGTTCATGGATGCCGAAGAGATCCAACGTGGTGTCTCTGCCATGTTCATCTTGGACCGCAAGTTTGACCCTGCCAAGCACATCTACGAATTTGCACCTATGCAGGGTAACCTGCAATACGTTCAGTCGTCTATGCAGCGGTTTGAGTCCGACAAGATGGCAATGATCGGCATGACAAGCCCCAATGATGTGCTGAACCCTGAAGTCATGAAAGATGGCAACTCAGGCTTTAAGCTGCAACTGGCTATGGGTCCAAATCAGTTGATCCAAGACGAAATGGTCAAGAATTGCGCCATTGGTCTGCGTGACATGATTTATATCGTCTGGAAAACACTGATTCAGTACTCCGACGATTACAACATTCAGCAATTGGCTGGTGTTTGCGGTAAAGGTAAGCCATTCATGGATGCCATTTCGATGGAAAACTATGAATTTATTGACCGCAAGCTGATTAATATCGATTTGGCTTTGGGTTTCTTGTCTGACGAAAATCGTTTGACTCGCCAACAGTTAATCGGACAAGCTCAACAGCAGTTTACTCAGGCCATGATGAGTTTGGACCCAAGTGTCCCTGAGATGTTCATGAAGTTGCGCCGTCCATTTGAAGATACTTTGCGTGTTTTGGGTGTTAAAGACGTTGATGCCTACTTGCCTACATTGGAAGAAGCTGCAAAGATTATGGAAGCTCAATCCAAGAAGGGTCCAAGCCCAGAACAGCAGAAGATTCAATCTGAAACAGATTTGAATAAAGCTAAGATTGAGGATACGATGGCAAACACTGCGTTTACGCAGAAGAAAGCCGAAGACATTGATACTGACAACATGTTTGAAGCCTTGGCTGCAAAACGAGGTAACCTGCACTCAGTACAAGTTGATTAAGGAATTGCAATGAAAAGCTTGGTATTGAATATCCGTAACTATTTCAACCAGCGGACTCGTACCGCTGACGCACAAAAGGATGCTGATGTAACTCGAAAAACTCTAGTCATTGAAAATGGCGAATCTGCCATGCGCCTCATGAAGAATGAGGATTTTGCACTGCTGTTTAACCTGTATAGGTTCAACATGCTAGAGAGGCTTGAAGACAGTAGGGCCGATCTAGAACGTATTGAAAATGCACATTATGTTGCTGGAGTCCGAGATTTCATCGGTTTCATTGAGAAAACTGAATATCTTGGAAAAGTGGCAAAAAAATCCAACACTTAACCAAAGAGAGTAAACTATGTCAGACGTAATCACGCAAGTGACCGCCCCTGAGCAAACTGGCGCTGTGAATCCCGCCGATGCCATCGCTGCAATGATTGCCGCTAACAAGCGTAACAGTCAGCAACCCGAAGGCAGTTCACAAACACCAGCAGGACAAGAAGAGGCGAAAGCCGAATCCCCTGAGGCGGCTCCTGTTGAAGGAACCGAACCTGAAGATGGTATTGCAAGTGAGTCAGAAACTGTAGATTCAGAAAATGATGCAGAGGCCACTGATGGTGTAACCGAAGCAATCAATTTCCTAGAGTTTGCAGAGCAGAATCCCGACATGATGTGGAGGATTCCTAATAAGGACGCAGAAGGCGGCTTTATTGAGATCCCTGTATCTAAGGCTGCTGCTATTTTGGGTCAAGGCAGTGCTATCCATGAAAATGCTCGCAAGCTTAAAGCTGAACGAGCCGATTTTGAAGAGTTTGAAGCGAAACGTCGAAGTGAACTTGATGGATTGCAGATAGGCTTGGAGTTGACGATTGTTCCTCAGTTGCAAACTGCTGCTGATGAACTAATTCAGATTCAAGAATACAACCAGCAATGGCAGCAAATCTATCAAAACACGACTGACCCTGCTCAAAAGAGCCAAGCTGAAGCAGCAATGCGACAGAATGCCCAATTGATTCAGGAAAAGTCTGAGTTCATCAAGACTAATCGGCCTAAAGTTGAACAGTTCTATCAGCACAGGTCTGCTCTTGTTCAGGAAACCCTGGAAAAAGCACGACAGTCCTTTACTGACAAAGAGTTGGGCAACAAGGCGATCTTTACTGAGATTAGAGATAAGCTTAGTAAGGATTGGAAAGCGGCTAGCAGTTCGTTTGTTCCTGGTGTGCCAAACATCGATTTGGTTTCTAGTGACGAATACTTGCTGGGTTTGATTCGGGACGGTATGAAGTTCCGTGAAGGCCCAAAGGTAAAGAACGCTGGTGGATCTCTAGCTGCGGCTAGTCGTCCAGTAGCAAAAGCTAAGACAGCGCCCGAGAATGAGATTGAAAAACTCCAGAAACAGGCAAAGTCAGGCGATAAGAATGCGGCTCGTGACCTTTTAGCAACCATGCTTGCAGCAAACAAACGCAAGCGTTAAACAGGAGTTTCAAATGGCTACCATCACCTCTGCAAACCTCGGTAACGGCAACGGCTCGTATACCACCGACATCGTGGTCAAAGACCTCGACATGACTGTCTCTAACTATGTTAAAGACCGTACCCCCCTGACCAACATGGCTATGTCCAAGAAGCGTAAAGTCAACTCGACTCTGCACATCTGGCCTGTGGATTACTACCGTACTCCAGCCCTGAACGCCAAGTTGGAAGGCGCTGCTGTTTCGGCTTCTCAAGCTGCTGACAACACCCGTGCTAACTGCGGTAACTACACACAGATCTTCACGACTGTGATTGGTGCTACAGGTACTGCCCGTGCTGTTGAGCAAGCTGGTGGCGATCCACAAGCCTACCAAGAAGTCAAGCAATTGACTGAAATCATGTTTGACGTTGAACTGCAAATGGTTCGTGCTGACGGTGCTTCTATCAAGTACTCCGGTCAAGCTGCCACTCAAGGTGCATCGCCTAACAACGGTCGTCGTTTCGGTTCTCTGTACTCGTTCGCTGGTACACGTTCTGGCAACGACACAGACGGCACTTCCGTGTTGAACTTGGCTACCTCTGACGGTAACGACACCACTTCTGCAACCAACACCAACCAGCCTTTCAACGGCTTGTTGAGCAATGCTGGTTTGGGTTACTTCACTTTCGCAAGTGGCGTGACTTTGCAGCAGTTCAGCCCGTTCCTGTACAAGCAATTGGTTACCACTGCCGAGCAGCGTTTCAATGCCAAGATCACCAACATGGTGGTTCCAACATCGATGCGTACTCACATCAGTGACATGATGCCCACCAGCCGTTCGATCAACCGTTTCAACCCTGCTGACAAGGGTGACACGATTGGTACTTATGAAGGTGACTTCAACTACACCTACCAGATCGATGACTCTTGGGTTATGGACCAAACAGGCGCAGACAACACTTCTGCCCTGTTCCTGAACCCTGACGTTATCCAGTGGGGTAGCTTGCGTGAACTCGGTCCAAACAACGAAGTGTTCAGCTCTGCTGATGCTTCTTTGGACCAGTACATCATGGAAGGTACGCTGATTGTGCGTAACCCTGCTGGTGTGGCTGTGTTGTCTGCCATCAGCCCAACTGGTGCTGCCGTGACTGCTCCACGTCCTGCTGCACAAGTCCAGCGTTATCTGGCCTAAGCTCTAGGGCTTTTCTGAAGGGGCTCCGAAAGGGGCTCCTTTGGTAAAGCATGGAGAAAGCAATGGACGACGAAATCAAGATTGACGAAAAATACTATTCAGAAGGCATTCTGGAGGGTGGTATTGACGGTGTTTTCCGTCACAACGACAAGTTGTTCAATGAGGTCAAATCTGGCACTTGGTCGCAAACCTTTAAAACCGCAAACATTGATTACAAAGTCGGTGCTATTGATGGTACAAGGTATGTTCAATATGACCAAAAGAACGTGGAATCAATTCGGCAGATGTGTAAGGATCGCCGAGAGTTTTACAAAGAACACGGGACAGCTAATCCGTTTTTTGCAGGAACTTTCCACGCAATGGAGTTGCCAAAATGCTTTGCCCATGAGATTAGCTCCAAGTGGTTTAACAACCGTCCCTGGGAGTTAATCAAGCGAGACAAAGAGGACAAAATCTTGTTCTACGCAATCGTCAATGAGTATTACTCAGATTTTGTTTGTCACCCTAGCGGAAAGATCCCTCTTCCGTATAATCCCGCTATACCGACTAAGTAAGGATGAACTATGGCTCTCTTCATTCAATCAGCTAACACGCTTGTTAGTCGAATTGCAAATTGGGTGGGAGCCATTCCTTCAAGTGTCGGCATCAACGCTACAGCCTACAACACCACAACCAAAGTCATTACCTGCTCTGCAAACCCAACGTCTGTAGTTTCTGTTGGTGACTTTATTGGTTTCAGCGTAATGGGTCCTTACGCACTGGCTGTATCTGTTACCAGCAGCACAATCACGATAAATGATCCTGAAGGTATTTGGGATGATGCTGTAATTCCTACAGCAATTATCAAAATTCCAACACAATCGACTATTGAGATTACCCAGTCTATTCAAATGGCTGAACTCAAAATGAGGACGATTGAGCTTCCTGCTTTGCGTAGTAACCCCTACGACGATGTTGACCCAGCAGTTTTGATTACAGATGCCAAAGGCATGTCTCCAATTCCTGCTGACATGTGCTTTCCGATTCTGTTCTTCCAAGAAAGCCAACCTACTAACCAACCCCCAGGTGGTACAAACTTGGGTCCTTGGATTGTTTATGACCGAGTTGGTGACCGAGAGATCATTCGTCGCAGGATGATTGACCAGTTGTACATCCGTCCGTTCGGTGTACCACGGGTTATTCGTGCTTCTTTCTCAGAAGTCGGTCCTAACTATGTGTTTACGCCAAACCCTGGTGAGAACGTCATCATCAAGGCGTATTACCAGCGAGTCTTCCCATTCTTGTTTAGCTCAACTGCTGACGTTGACTATCCTGTTGTCCAAAGCAACGCAATTTTGGCCTCGTTCCCTGAAGGCTACTTCTATGGGACATTGTGGGCTTACTACGACAAGAACAAAAACACAGAAGAAGCCCAGAAATGGCTTTCTCGTTTTGACGACTCATATGGTCTGATTGAAGACCAGAACTACAAGGGCAAATGGCGTGGTGGTGATCAGCATTTGACATCTGAATTCCAGCCACGTACCTATCGTTACAGCTTCAAGTGAGATAACACATGCCATACCAAGCACAACCCAGCACTGAAACAACAAGCCTGTACGGTACGACTGTAAAGTTTGGCGTAACAGGTCCCACTGGCCCAACAGGCCCCACTGGACCAACTGGCGCTCCATCTACTATCGCAGGTCCTACAGGCCCCACAGGTAGCACAGGTCCATCAGGTCCTACAGGTGCGCCATCTACAATTGCTGGCCCAACAGGACCTACTGGAAGCATTGGTAACACTGGTCCCACAGGAGCAACAGGCCCAACAGGTGCGGCATCTACCGCAGCAGGACCTACTGGCCCTACAGGACCCACAGGTGCGACAGGTGCAGCATCAACTGTGGCTGGTCCAACTGGCCCTACTGGCGCTCAAGGAACTGCTGGCATTACTGGTCCCACTGGCCCAACAGGAGCAGCTTCAACAGTAGCAGGGCCTACTGGTGCAACAGGTCCTACAGGCATGCAAGGCCCCACAGGCCCTGGTGGCGTGTTGGGCAACTACGGTTCTTTTTACGATCTAACTGATCAACCTTTGGCAAGCATCACAACCGCACAAGTGATTGCAATTGGCTCAACTGCTGAAGCTCAAAACGTAAGCATTGTTGCTGGTAATCAGATTACTTTTGCTAATGCAGGAACTTACAGCCTGACATTCTCAATTCAAATCTCTAACTTGGCTAACTCTGTTGAGAAAGCCATTTTCTGGTTGCGAACCAACAACGTTGACTATCCTGACTCTGCAACTGAAATTGATTTACAGCCAAGAAAAGCGGCAGATAACCCAAACAGACAAGTTATTACCGTTAACTATGTTGCAACCGCAACAGCAGGTCAGCAAGTTCAAATCTACTGGTCTGGTTCAAGTACGCAATTAAGTCTTGAGTCTTTTGCTGGCGGTACATCCCCCGTATCTCCAGCAGTGCCAAGCATTATCGTCACTGCAACTCAGGTGATGTATCAGCAGATTGGCCCAACAGGCGCTACTGGTCCTACAGGTCCTCAAGGCATTGCAGGTCCTACTGGACCACAGGGAATCCAAGGTGCAACAGGCCCCACAGGTCCACAAGGCATCCAGGGTGTTGCTGGTCCAACAGGTCCACAAGGAGCAGTAGGCCCCACAGGTCCAACAGGTAGCCAAGGAGACATTGGACCAACAGGCCCACAGGGCATTCAAGGCATCCAAGGTATTCAAGGCGTTGCAGGTCCAACAGGTCCTACAGGTAGCACTGGACTTACTGGCCCCACAGGCCCAACTGGTAGCACTCCAGCTATTGGCGGCTCTAACACACAGGTTCAGTTCAACTCTGCTGGTGCTTTGGCTGGTTCTGCAAACTTTGTGTTTGATGGGACAAACGTAGGCATTGGGACGAGTTCGCCTGACCAACCTCTTGTTGTAAACAAAGCATCTGGTTCAAACTATCTAAAAATCTCCGGTGCAAACAATGCGGCAAACGATATAGGTTTGCAATTTACTGACGGCACAAATCAATCTTTTTTTGGTCAACTAAGAGGGACATTAAGTGGGGTTGCTGGCGCATTGGTTTCTGTCACAAATGGAGCAATCAGAACAGTCCTCGACTCCTCTGGCAACCTCGGCATTGGCACTGCTTCTCCTGTAGCTAAGCTCGACCTTGCTGGTGACTACAAAGAAGGCGTGGTTACTGCCAACACTGGCACTGCTTACACCATCAACACAGCAACAGGAACGGTTCAGATTCTGACCCTGACAGGTAACTGCACCTTTACCTTCCCAACAGCCGTGGCTGGTGAGAGTTTCACACTGCTGCTCAGACAAGACGGTACAGGTGGTCGTACAGCAACATGGCCTGCTAACGCAAGGTGGCCTGGAGGTACTGCACCGACAATCACTGCAACAGCAAGCAGACAAGACAAATATGTGTTTACTGCCGATGGCACAAACTGGTACGGCTCCAATGCTGGTCAAAACTACACAGTCTAAGGAAAGCTGATGTTTAGTTCAAACACATCTCAAGTTTCTGGAGATCCGTTGGACGGCATTCCTGCCGTCTACATGACAACGAACAGTATTTCTGACGGTTCCAAGCAAACCGAAGAATTTACGTGGGTTGTCCCTGCGGGCATCACGTCTATCAGCGTTCTCTGTATTGGCGCGGGCGGCACTGGGGTGGAGGGTACATCCGACAAAGCGGGCACTGCGGGTGGAGGGGGCGGCGGCGGCGGTGCTTTAGCTTATGCGACGGTTGCCGTAACTCCCGGCGAGTCATTGACTGTTGGAGTTGGGCGCGTTTGCAAGACCCCACAAAGCGGCGATAGCTACCTAAAGCGCGGCGCAACCTCTTTGGTCTACGCCGGAGGAGGATATCCCGGTACTGGGCCTTATGCCGCTACGGGCGGTAACGGCGGCACTGTATCGGTCGGCACTGGCGGTGCTGGCGGCAAGGGGGGAAATGGAAATCTGGAAGCCCCTCCCGGTGGCGGTGGCGGTGCAGGCGGGTATTCTGGTGCTGGTGGTGCAGGCGGAAATCAAAGTGGGAGCGGTTCTTCTGGCAGCGGTGGCGGCGGTGGGGGTGGCGGCGGCGGGGCTCTTAACACAAACACAGGAGGTGGCGGTGGTGGGGTTGGCGCTTACGGTAGTGGCTCTTCTGGTGCCGGGGGGCTTGGCACCGCAGCATCTGGGTTGACATATGGGCTTCCCGGTACAGGTGGCTCAGGCGGAACAAGCGGACAAAACGGATTAAGCTCGAATACTGATCGTGGTGCAGGAGGGGATTTTGGTGGCGGGTCTGGCGGGGGTAGAAGTACCGCTCCTAGCCGTCCCGGTCGAGGCCTTGTTCGCATCATTCTTGGTGGAGCCAAATACCCTTCAACCGCTCCCGAAAACACCAGTGAAGCAATTATTACAACAACAGGCGCTAGTACATGGACTGTTCCCGCAGGTGTGACTTCTGTGAGTGTGCTGTGTGTTGGTGGCGGTGGTGGAGGTCGCCGGAACGAATCCACATCTTCCTCTGGCGGTGGCGGTGGATTGCGTTACTACAACAACCTTGCCGTTACACCGGGAGCAACTATTAATTTGAGTGTAGGAACCGCTGGCGTTGGCGGTACTGGCCCAACAGGCGGCGGCGTGAGTTTGTTCAATGGAACCGACACAAGCAACGCGAGTGTGTGGGCAGAAGGCGGTGGTGGTGGCCTCAGTACAGGTGGCGGCACTGGTGGTACGGGTAGCACAATTGGCGGTTCTATTGGTGGCGGAAATGGTGGGAATGGTGGCGCTAATACATCCAGTACTCGTTCTGGCGGTGCTGGCGGTGCTGGTGGATATTTAGGTAATGGCGGAAATGGAGAAAACGCTGGCGCAACAGTCCCTCCAACTGATGGTGCTGGCGGCGGCGGTGGTGGCGGTACAAGCTCTACTGGTACTGCTGGTAACGGAGGTTCTGTTGGCGTTTACGGCCTTGGCTGGAGTGGAAAAGCTCAAGGTACAGGTTGGGACCCATTTGGAGTTAGCTCTGCTCCGGCTGCGTCTGGCGGCTTGAATAGCGGGGAAGCTAACAACTCTGCTGGCGGTCTATATGGTGCGGGTGGCGGTGGAGATGACAGTGGATCAGGAAACGCCCGCAGTGGCGGTCAAGGTGTCATCCGCATAATCTGGCCGGGAACGACTCGTACGTTCCCTTATGTTGCAGGAAAGTGAGAAATTAAATGTTTGCACGAATTGAAAATGGCGTTGTTGCTGAGTACCCGTTGACTGAGCATGACATCCGAACACGGCACCCCAACACGTCTTTTACGACCAACTTTGCCAGCGGCTTGCCCGATGGTTATGTGCAGGTCATGCGAACCGGTGTGCCGGTGGCTGATGCTGATCACACAGTTCAGGAAGAGCGCCCTGCTTATCTTGATGGCATGTGGGTTCAGATTTTTTCTGTAAACCCCAAAGGTACACCGGAAGAAATTGCGGCTCGTGATGCTGAACGTGAACGAAATAAGTGGCAAAATTTGCGTGATGAACGGGATGACAAGATCAATGAATGCACGTTCCGTCTTGAGCGTCATCGGGAGCAAAAAGAGCTTGGTATTGCCACAAGCATGAGTGATGCTGAGTACGGTCTATGGCTGCAATACCGCCAACAGTTGCGTGATTTTCCCTCAACCATCAGCAGTATTTACGACAACATTGTTTGGCCTAAAGCTCCGAATGAACTTTCTGTGGCAGGTGTTTAATGGCTGAACCAGTTTCCACAATCAGTTGCGTTGCCAACGTCTACATTCGACAAATGCTGTTTGAAAAGGCTGGTGATGTAAATGAAGGTCATGAGCATGTGTTTAATCATCAAACATTGTTGGCTCGTGGTGCGGTAAAAGCAGTTGTTAACGGTGTTGAGAGTACGTTTGTTGCTCCACAGATCATCTTCATCAAAGCTGGCGTAATGCATGAATTCACAGCATTGGAAGACAAGACTCTGTGTTTTTGCATCCATGCACTAAGAGATGGTGATGATGTATGTGACATCATCGATCCAGCAGGTGTCCCTCAAGGCATCAACCCATCAGGGATTTTTGATAACGCAAAACCACTGATAAAAATTTAACATTGAAAGGCATAGCATGACATTGAAAATTGCCGTATACGCAATTAGCAAAAATGAGGAACAGTTTGTTCAACGATTTTGCGATTCTGCTCAAGATGCAGATTTGATTTTGATTGCAGATACTGGTTCGACAGATAAAACTGTTGAAAAAGCATTGGAATGCGGAGCCAAGGTTCATGATATTTGTATCAAGCCTTGGAGGTTTGACAAAGCAAGGGACACTGCTTTAGCTTTGATTCCCGGTGACTTTGATGTCTGTATCTCTCTAGATCTTGATGAGGTCCTAGAACCAGGATGGCGTGAAGAAATAGAGAGAGTCTGGACAGAACAAACCACTCGTTTGAGATACAAGTTTGATTGGGGTTGTGGGATTTCTTTCTTTTACGAGAAGATTCACCACCGTCATGGTTACCACTGGCATCACCCTGTCCATGAATACCCTCGTCCTGACGGCAGGATTACCGAGGTCTATGCTCAGACAGACATGCTCTTGGTAAGCCACCACCCTGACCCAACAAAGTCTCGTGGTCAATACATGCCATTGCTTGAGTTGGCGGTTAAGGAAGACCCATACTGCCCTCGCAATGCTTTCTATCATGCTCGTGAACTAACCTTCTACGACCGCTGGGAAGAGGCCATACAGGCGTTAAATCGCTATCTGGCTATGCCTGAGGCTACTTGGGAAAACGAACGCTGCTATGCCATGAGATTGCTTGGCAAAGCATATGAAGAAACAGGCAATGGATGGACAGCACAGAAGTGGTACAGATTGGCTTGTGCTGAAGCTCCAAACACCCGTGAACCTTGGGTTGATTTAGCCATGTTCTGTTACCGCAGGAGTCTGTGGACAGAGTGCTATTCAGCAGCAAAACAAGCCTTACAGATTGTTGACAAACAGGCTGTATATACGATGGACCCATCTGTGTGGACTGAAAAGCCTTTTGACCTAGCTTCCCTTGGTGCTTGGAACCTTGGACTGAAGGCAGAAGCAGTTGATTTATGCAGAAAAGCTTTAGAATTCAACCCAACTGATAGTCGATTAATCAGGAATCTAGAGCAAATGACAACCACGGTGACATAACATGGCTGATTACACCCGTCTGCGGACTCCATTTACCAACATGTCATTTACTCCTGATGTTCCGAGTAATGCTCTTGGTCCAAATGAATACAACAACGGGCGTAATATTGAATCCGATGTTCGTGGTGTCAAAAAGATATTTGGCGAAGAAGAAATTCTGAGTGCTATTCCTAACGAACCTATCTTTATGGAAGGTGGGTATCGTTCAGAAACTCAGTGGGTTTACATTGTCGCCACAAGGAACTCATCCAACCAAGGCAGATGGTACATGCTTACCTCTGCTGGTATTAGCAACATTACCCCTGGTGTTGGTGCAAACCCAAGTGTTTTCCTTGCTGGCTACACTGCTGACCTGAATATCACCATGTCTGTTGTTGGTGGCGTGTTCTTTATCAATGACACGCTAAACAACCCCATGTATTTCCTGTCAACAGCCAATGAGATTGCCATTGAGTCTGATGCCAACTGGAATTACGAGCCTGGGGTTACCAAAACCACTGCTGGGTTTGTCAGGAACTACTCCTCTCCTAACCTTGGCAACATCTTGGTTGCTGGCAACATCACCAAAATCATTGGTGGCATTGAGTACAACTACCCCACTACGGTACGTTGGTCACAAGCTTTTGCCCAAACTGGTGTACCAGGAACATGGGAACCCACCCTGTCTAACGTAGCCAACGAGCAAGAAGTTCCTGTTCGTGGTCCACTGATCGACGGTTTTGTTTTTGGTGGCAACTTCTATGTATGCTCGTATTGGGATACTGTTGTTTTTTCGCCAATCAACTATCAGAACTCCACAGCACCAGTGTTCGGTATTCGCCTGTATAACCAAGGTCGTGGGTTGATCAACAACAACTGCTGGACAAATGCAGACTCCAATGTCTACGGTGTTGATTCCCGAGACATCTGGGTGTTTGACGGTGCAAGCTTCCAATCCTTGGGCAACCAAAAGGTCAAGAACTACTTCTTCAGTAACCTGAGTACGCTGTACTCTGACCGCATCTTTATGGTCAACAACACCCAGAAAAACCAGATTGAGATCTACTATCCCGATCTGACTTCTACTGGTTACTGCAACAAGATGCTGTCATACCGCTATGACTTGCAGATCTGGAATGCTCCTAAAGACATCGCCAACGCTTGTATGGGTGCTGAAGGTCCTCAGTTCATCTCTGGTTCGTTCAAGAAGGCTTCTCGCTTGGTTACCTATGCCCGTGGTGGTGTAACTAACCAGAAGCTGATTCAGACCAACATTGGTAACTCGTTTATCAACTCAGCACCGATTCCTGCAACGTTTGAGCGCAACAACATTGTTTTGCAATCAGACAAGGGTCCGATTCCTTACAGTTCCAAGATCTACACACACAGGTTGCTGCCTGAGATCTCTGGTACTGGTGCTATCAATATTGCTGTTGGTGGAGCTAACTCCACTGCCCAAGCTGCTACATACGGTCAAACAGGTATTACCAACATTGACACAAACAGTCCTTGGGTGACAACTCAGCAAAATGCTGTTCGTACAGTGTCGGTCAAGGTTGAGTCCAATGACGCAACCAACACCTGGAACCTGACTGCTTTGAATTGGCAAGCAACCATCGTTGAGGACGCTTTCTAATGCCATTCTTACTAGACGGAGACTCTCTGCCAGCCGAGATGGCTGACTCCATCAATTACTTGCTTGCAAACTTTGGAGCAAACCTTTCTGCTGACCCAAACAGCGGAGAGATCAGTGGTCCCTCAGGGATCATCATTGCTTACTTGTACAGGTACTTGGCAGTCAAGTATGCCGACAGTGCTGATGGTTCTGTCAACTTCAGCAACAGCCCAACAAACCGTGAATATTATGGTTTGAGGAACACCAACGACACCACCGAATCAACAAATCCTGCGGACTACATTTGGAACAAGGTTTCTGGTGGCTTTGGCACAACCAAGTTTCTGTTCTACCAAACCAATGGTGGTCGTCAGATCAACTTTGTTGCAGCTACTACTGCTCCTGATTCGACTTACCTGCAAGAGTCTGGTGCTGCAATTGACTTGGATGTGGTTACAACAACCACTGCCTACAACACTGCTGCCCCATCGATCTACATCTGGACATCGACAGCAACTCCACCTGCTAGGCCAACAACGACATCGTTGTACACATGGTCAACTGGCTCTTACATGGCTCCTGCTGGTTGGACAACATCACCGATAACAAACACCACCCCTGGTAGCTATCTGTGGGCAATCACCATTCCTTTGGTGGTCAATGCCAACACTGTGACATCTACGCTGAATTGGGCAAACACTCTTTACCCGCTTTATGCGTTCTCGTACAACGGTGATGATGGTCCTGCTGGAGGAAATGGCATAAGTGCCTTAACGGCTTACAGGGTGCAAAGCCAAGCTGGTACTGCTCCAAGTACTCCTGGCAACACTACTGGCCCTACAGCCCCTGCTGGATGGTCTTTAACTGCTCCTAGCGTAGCTGTTGGTCAAGTGCTGTGGTACAGCTTTGGTCGTTACAACTCAAGCTCTGCAACCATTGATGGCGTTCCTGCTGGTCAAACATCTTGGGGTACGCCAACTGCTGCAAGTGTTTTTCAAGATATCAGATCTGATAACTGGAACGGCTCTAACCCTCCAACCTTTGGTGTTCCATCCTCATACGGAACAACTGGTTACTACATCCAAAGAACAACTGGCAACGTGTTCTTTAACAACGGCATTTTCCGTGGTGACATCAACACCAATGGAGATGCGGCATTCAATGGTGACAACCCAACGACAATTCCTGTAACTGTTGCTGGAACCACCTACAACATTGACTACAGTTCTGCTGCACTTGCGGCAACCAATGCTCCCGGTCAAGCCAGAACAGGTCATTTTGGTTATGCAACATCTTCTTCTAGCGGCATCAATGCTGGTGTTGTTGGTATAGCAAATACGCTATCAAGAAGTTATGGTGTCGTTGGTCAAAGCTCAGGCAGTAACGGTGCTGGTGGATTCTTTTCCAACTCATCTGCTGCTGGAGTTGGGGCAGAGGCCGCTAATACTGGCGGTGGAACTGCCTTGTCTGTTGCTGGTCGAATGACTACCAATAACAGCACATTGGTGACAAACTTATATGCTGATTTGGCTAGGACATTGGTTGGAACTACAAGCAATCAATTGAGGTTTGTTAGCGGAACCTCTACAGGAACAGATGTTGCAACCTTTTCTGGGGTCAAACCTGGAGGTGCATCCACTAACGTGTGGATAACTATGCAGATTGACTCAACCACAATTTATATTCCTGTTTGGGCATAATCATGAGAACAACTGTCATTCCTGAAAAAACAGTTACTGAAGACATTAATTTGATTGAAGAAACTCCTGGTATTCAGGTTCGGTTTTTAGTCGGTCAAAAAGAATCAAACGGTAATTGGGTAGTTCCACAGCAGTTTGAAACATTTATTGTTTCTGGCGAACAATATGCGGAATTAAATGGTCCTCCATTATCTTGGTGTCCTGATAAACCTGTTGGGACATATAGGAATGAAGATTTATGGCATTACGTTGATATGGTGAGAGGTTAATCATGGGAAGTTTTGCACCACAAGTTCAGTTTCCACAATCACCACAAACAGGCAAAGGAACCGGGATTAGTCCTGTTCCCCAGCAATCTGGTCAACAAAATCAGATGAACGACATTTTGTCTGGATTGCAAGGCTTGGCAGGGGGTAAGGTCACCACTCCAGGTCAGGGTGGTCAACCAGAGATGGGCATGCCGAATGCTTACGAAAATACGGTACAGCCTTATAATCCACAGCAACCCAAGCCCAGCACAGGTAAGGGAAGTCCTGCAAACAATCAGTTTGCTCCAAATGCAATTGGTAAAGGAGTGTAATCATGGGTTTCGGTAAAGGCAGTTCCTCATCCGCACCAGTTGTCACAGAAGAGCAAAAAGAGCTTCTCAAAGCGCAAACTGGATTTCTGACAGGCACAGCACTTCCTCAGTACCAAAAAACCATTGGTGGTGCTGAAGAGCGAATGAATCTTGCACAGCCTTTTGTTAATCAAGCCGCCAAAGACGTATTTGGTCGTGCCAGTGGTGTTGCAGAAGGCGCAATAAAACAAGGTGGTGAACTTGTCAAAAGTGGCGCTACTACTCTTGGTGCTTTGTTTGACCCTAAATACGAACAAGCTCAAATTGATGCTGCCTTGCAAGCAGGTCGTGAATCTGCTCGTGAGTCACAACTTGGTCAAAACGCCATGTACGGTGCTGCTGGTGGTTTGGGCTCTTCCCGTATGGCTTTGGCTGACAGAAACCTTGCATCCCTGAATGCTCAACGTCAGGCAACTGCTGCTGCTGGCGCTCAAGCTCAGGTACAAGCTAACCGTTTGGGTGCTGCTCGTACTGGTTTGGAAACTGGTCAAAGCTTAGGCACTTTGGGCATGAATGCTGGTCAACAGCAGATTACCAGTGCTGGAGCTCCAATGGACCTGTACTCTAAGTACGCATCCATTGTGTACGGTACACCACAAGCCTCCACAACCCCAAGCTTCCAAGGCACTCAGGGTCAGCGTACAAGCAGCAAGGGCTTTGGCTTTTAAGGAGCAATCATGTCAGCAGGAATTACACCTTTTGGCGAAAGCTTTGCAGATCCTCGCAGGTACATGGGGCAGAGTCCTGTTGCTGAAATTGGCAAGGCTCTTAAAACCTATGGCGTTCTTTATGGTCTGCAAAAGTCTGGTGCTATACAAGCCCTGAACAACATGGGCCTCAAGCAAAACAACCAAGGTGAGTTTACCTATCAACCCTCAAAACCTGCTGGTGCTGTACCTCCAACAGCGCCAGCAATGGGTTCGCAACCTGTTGTCCCACCTCAGGCTGCTGTTGCTCCAATGCTTCCAGCTACTCCACCTGCTGCTGGTGTTCAGATTACTCCGCTTGGTCAAGACGCACCATCAAACGTACAAACCAATACATTTGCTCCACCACCAGATGCTGGTCGGCAAATCCTAGAAGGGACATTTCGTCCTCAGTCTTCTGTTGATGTAAAAAACGAAACAGACTTCAATCCATTGGCTCCTGACACAAGCAACCAGTTTGCTGTTTCAGGCAATGATTACCAACAAGTTCCAGGCTTCGGCAAGCTGCAAAAGATTGCTAGTCAACTTATGGGGATGGGATAAACATCATGCAAGACACTATGAATCCTCAAGCTCCAGCAGTTACTGCATATCCAAGTGCATTAATTGATGCTGCTCAACTGAAAAACCAAGGCAACCAAGACCTGCAAACAAGGAACGTTCCTGGCTTGCTTAATGTTGCCACCAAAGTGGGTACAGACACACCTGAAGGTCGTGCGCTTGTTGATACAGCAAGAGACATTCAAACTCGTGGCTTTCAATTCAAAACATTGACTGCGCCTATTGAGAATGCCAAGACTGAAGGTGAGCGCAATCTTGCTGCTGCAAATGCTTTGCGTAATGTCACCGAGCAGCCTATGTATGGTCAGGCCCTTATTGCCTTCATGATGGGTAATAGGCAAGCTGCTTTTAATTTGGCAACAGGTGGTGAAGTCAAAACATCTGTAGAGTTTGCTAAGGACAACGGCAGCATCATTGAAGTACGAGCTAATGCCCTTGGTCAACCACAAAGCTACTTTGATCGTGGTTTGAACCGACTGCTTACGCCCGAAGAATATTCAAAGCGTGGCGGTAGCGTTACCGACTTTGATCGCACAATGGCGGGTAAGAACCTTGAACAAAACCGTGCAGATTACAACAAAAAATTCACCGAAGAAAAGGTCAGAAACAGAGAGTTGTTTACTGCTTTTAACGGCATCAATAGCAAGGTAGATACCCTAGAAAAACTTGTATCTAACTTGAAGTTTGGTCTTCCTGGTGATGTGTATGCCAACTTGGTCGGCACTTTGTCTACTGCTCAAGGCCAAGCAAGCACCAAGTCTGATTCTTCAACATACTTGAACCAGATTCAGCAAAATGCTTCTGCTGGTCGAGGCCAAAAGATTGATGCTACTCTTGCTGCAAAGCTTGGCATTCCCAACAAGTATCTTGGCGAAACCTTCTCTATTGACGGCAAATATCTGGTGTCGAAAGACAACTCATTGCGAGTCAGCACAGATAGCCTGAAGCAACAAACAGACAGTGCAAGCCTTGCCTCTGAAACATCCAAGAACACCACCTCTAACCTAGAGAGTGTTTTGACTTCAGAAAGCTTTAAAGCTGCAATTGCTGGCAAGTCCAAGGAAGAGCAAAGCAAGATTGTTCAGCAAATGAGGGCTGCTCTTACGTTGAGCAATGAAATTGGTTCAACAATCACAAAAACCATAGATGAATACGGCAAACCATCTTTCATCTCTTTGCCTACATCTGTAACGTTTGCAGATCCTCAATCGCAGTTCCTGATTCAACTTGAAACAATGCGTCAGAACAGGGACATGATCAACGCATATGCTCCTTACTTTGAAGAGGTTGCAAGCGTTTACGACAATGCCAAAACATTGCCTGTGCCTGGAACTATTGGGGCTAACTTTGTCAACAAAGATATCTTCAAAGATATCCGCAACAACTATGCAGACAAGATTCAGCAGATCGTCAACACCGATTTCATGAATCGTTCTGCAAGACAAGCAAAGCCAGCAGCACAGCCAACAGCACAACCTGCAAAGGCAAATGCTCCTGTTGCTCCTCCTAAACCAAAAGAAGCGCCAAGACCTTCATTGGCTGATCTTAGAAAACAAGCTGGGGGTTAATGATGGCATTTGATGAAGCAAAATTCCGTGAAGCAGCTTTAAAGGCTGGTTACTCAGAAGCAGAGATCAACGCAGAGCTAAGGGGACCTGTTCCTGCTGGCGCTGTTGTCCCTCAAGCAATTGCCAGCGGTCCTGAAACTGTTGCTAAGTTTGATGCAGAAGGTGCTGCTAAACGGGCAGAAATCGTTCAAGGCTTTGAGGAAAGCAGCAAGAAAGATGCGTCACAGTCTCCAATGACTGTTCTAGGCGTTTTGTCGTCTACCCCCGCTTTGGTAACTGGTGCTGCTGTGCTAGGTGGTTTGACTACGATTGCTGCACCCAAAATCTACAAGGGCATCAAAGATCGTTACATGACCAAAGCGCCTGAGATTGATCGAACCATCGACATTCCTACAGGTGGATTCTTTGACATTGCACCAGACGCTAGCTTGAACCCTCTTGGTCAACCTACGCCTGAAACGATTGACAAGGTTCAACGAGCAGCAAGATTGGCTGAAGCCAACAAACAACTAGGCATTGGTCAACAAACTGCAGCCCCTACACCTCCTGTAGCCCCTGCAGTGACTCCTGAGCCTATTTCCACCCCAATCTCAGCAGCACCTATTGAAGCCCCTGCTCCAACACCATCTGCTCAACCCAATTCTTTTGCAACAGAGACAATTGTCAATGAAGTAAAAGACATGATTCAAAAGACACCAGACCCTGTTACTGGTGCTGTAGCACAACCACCACAACCTGTTGCACCTCCACAGGAACTGCGTACAGGTACTGGTAAACCTGCCTTTGCTGGTATGGGTCCAGAAGCAGCTTTGAACAAAAAGGGTGAGCCCAAATTCAAGCCTGACTATGCTGACATCAACCAAGTGCCTAGGGGTTTTGCTTTTGTTCCCGGCGCTCAATACATTGACACACCTCGTCAAAACCTTGGTCAACTTGAATACACCAAGGCATTTACTGAGCGTCCTTTCCCATTGACCAACGAACTTGCCATTCAGCAAGCAAACGAGATCAACAGGATGTTGGGCAGAGCTACTCGTGCTGAAGCCAAGGCTGCTGGTTTACCCCCTGCTGAACTGACTCCTGGTATCACCAAGAAGACCAGTGCTGGCACTAAGCCTGTACGGGTTGCTGGCACTATCGGTGCTTTGGTTGCCATTCCTGACCTTGCTAAAGCAGAGACTGCTGGTGAACGAGCTATGGCTGGAGCTAACCTGCTTGAAGCTGTCTTGCCACCAGGATTTATGATGTCTGGTGCTGGTCAAGGTTCTAGCAATGTTCCTAGCGTAGATCAAGCCTTGTTGCTGGGTAGCCCTTACGCTCAGACAGAGTTTGCCAAGAAGCGTAGACAGCAAGAAGAATATACTCGCAAGGTCGGTGCTGGTCGTGGCATCGCTCCTCCATCTGCTTACCAGAGATAAATCATGGACAAAGAAGTATCCCATGCCGAAATCTATGAACGTCTTATATTGGTCGAACAAAAGGTAGACCGTATTGACAAGAACACTGAAGGCGTTGTTGCTGCATTCCAAGCGGCATCGGGTGCTTTTCTAGTCCTTGAAACACTTGGCAAACTTGCCAAACCCATTCTTTACATAGGTGGGTTATGTGTTGCTGCTGGTATTTACTGGCAAACAGTCAAAGATCACTTCAAATGAAAGATCTAGCTGTTGCATTTGTTGCAGCAGCAATGCTGGTAGGCTTTGTTATCTACTGCATAAGCATCTTCATTTGGGCATTTGCATGAAACTTGCAATTGGCATCATTGTGTTGTGGTGGCTACTTCAGGTAGCTATTTTTGTTGTAGGAGTTGTTTAATGGACCCGATCACACTAGCTCTTGCTGGCATGGCGGCTGTTCAAAAAACGGTTTCTATGATCAAAGAAGCATCCGCGACAATGGATGATGTGAGAAGTCTTGGACCATTGCTTGGCAAATATTTTGAGCAAAAGCACGAGGTCACCAAAGCCCTGAATCAAGCTAAAAGCAGCGGTGGTTCAAACATGGGCAAAGCCATTCAAATTGAGCTTGATTTGAAAGCACAGCGAGATTTTGAGGAGCAAGTCAAAGGACTCTTTTTCCCCAACAATATGGACGTGTGGAACTCCATCATGGTTCGTGTTGCGGAGATGAATAAGCAAGACAAGATTGACGCACAGATTGCTCGTGACAGGGCGTTAAGAGCTAAAAAAGAGCGTGAAGAATTTGTTGAAATTTTGATTGTTGTCAGTGGTGTCGTGCTGATTTTTCTTTTGGTAGGCTTTGGAGCTTATCTGGTCATGTCTGTAAGGAGTGCGTAATGCTGTCTCTTATCTCTACTCTTGGTGGTTTGCTAATCTCTGGCTTGCCTAAGCTGCTGGAGTACTTCCAAAACAAAGCCGACCAAAAGCATGAACTGGCATTGGCTCGTGTTCAAACAGAACGTGAATTACAACTGGCTGCTGCTGGCTTTGCTGCACAAGCTCGTATTGAAGAGATTCGCACTGAGCAAGTAGCCATGCAGTCTCAAGCGCAGATGACTGAAGCAGCCCTTAAACACGACGAGAAGGTGCTTGAAAAGGCTAGTCAATGGGTAGCTAACTATGTTGGCACTGTTCGCCCTACAGTGACATATATCTTTGTGATTGAGTTGGTTGCAATTAATGCCTTCATGGCTTGGTATCTGTACCAGCACCCAGCACTGATCAACAACATTGATGACGTTATTCTTTACTCTGACCTGATTTTTTCTAGCGATGAGATGGCAATGCTTGGTGGCATCATTGGGTTCTGGTTTGGTAGCCGTAATTGGGGCAAGAAGTGAAGCTGTCCAAGGCTGGTGAAGACCTGATGCACAAGTATGAGGGCTTTCGCTCTCAACCTTATCTTTGCCCTGCTCACATCTGGACAATTGGTTATGGTCATGTTCTGTATCAAGAGCAGATCAGAATGCCTGTTGTCCGTGTTCCTGGTAAAGAAACGCAAGCAATACGCAAAGAAATGCCATTGAAACCGGAGGACAATCGTGTCTGGTCAAAAGCGGAAATCGACAAACTATTCCGAACTGATGTCGGAACTTTTGAACGGGGTGTTCTTCGTCTTATTCCCGGTGTGGTTGGGAGGCAAGGCAGCTTTGACGCTTTGGTATCTTTTGCCTTCAATGCAGGGTTAGGCAACCTCCAACGCTCTACTATCCGTATGAAGGCTAATAGAGGCGATTGGGAGGGTGCTGCTGAGGCTTTTAGGGATTGGACTAAGGGTGGTGGCAAAGTCCTTCCTGGGCTTGTTAAACGCCGGGAAGCTGAGATCGCTCTGTTTCTAGCTGAATAAGCAAATCAATGTAGTGCTTGGCCTTCTCAAGGTCAGCAATGCCATTTTTCTTTCTCCAACGAGAAACGTA